CGAATGCGCGTCCTGCGGTTAACAACTGAAGGACGCAAGTTAGCCAACCTTCTATCCACCCAACTCAATGGCTAAACAGTTCACATGGGGTGAAGCTGTGGACTACACACTTCGCACCCGTGATTCGTGGCGCAACGGTAACAGTAGAAAGACCAACATGATCAATGCTGGTCACTTCACTGAACATCATGGACGCAGCTTTCCAACCACCAGCATCACATCAGCTCTAGTCAACCAATGGGCTGTAGATCTGGAAGAGGAAGGCAAGTCAAACGCCACGATCAATCGTTGCATTAGCGCAATATCAACAGTGCTTAATCACTGTGCTGTTGATGATTTGTGTCCTCCACCTCCGAAGTTCAAACGACGGAAGGAATCAGAAGGACGCATTCTTTTCTTTACAAAGGAGGATGTCAACCAGATGTGTCATGCATCGGTTGATGTGTTCAATCGCATGGACTTAGCAGAGATCATCCAGGTTGCAGCCTTCACAGGGATGCGACAGGGAGAGCTGCTCAAGCTCAAGGCACGTGACGTTGATTTGTCTCTCAACACCATCCACGTGGGTGGTCTGCCGGACGTAGTAACCAAGCCTGGAAACTACCGCTCGGTCCCTATCCACGAACGCATCGCCAGACCCCTCCAGGATCGCCTGGAAGCCGTTTCGCCCAGCGTCAGGGTGTTCGATGACTGGACCACCAAGGACCAGCTTCTCAGGGCCTTTAACAAGGTGCGCCGCTACGTCGGTCTGCCTGAAGGCTACTGCTTCCATTCGTTACGTCATTCGTTTGCCACCTGGCACGCTGAAGCAGGGACGCCGATGCGGACCCTGATGGGCTTGATGGGACACAAACGGATCGAGACGACACTCAGGTACGCCAAGATCACCAACAAAGCCTCGATTGAGGCTATGGCTGCGATCTAGGCGCGACTAATGGGTGCTCTGTGCTACCTTTTTCGAGTCCAAACGGGACGTTTCTCAGCGAGTCTCATCGCTGGAATCCACACGCGGATGTGGCGGAATTGGTAGACGCGCTAGTTTCAGGTTCCACCTGGACTAGATTTCATTAGTGGAAAGGTCGGGATCCGCGTCCCGACTTTCCTTTCACAATCACAGTTCCACTTAGGTAAGGAACTAAACCCCACATCTAACGCGGATTCTCATTGGCTACACCAGCAGAAATAGAAGAACAAGTTGAGCTGGAACGAGAACAAATCAGACAAGGTCTGAAGTTGTTACAAGAAAGCACACACAAACTAGAACAAAAGAATTATGCGAGTGCTGCTGTTTACGGAGTTGTGTCTATTGACGACGTGCTCCCTCTTGTGGTTGCACGTATTCAGGACACTAACGATCGGATAAAACAACGAAGAAATGGCCGTGCTTTCAAAGAAATTATTCATTTCCTAGCGGATTTAGAACCTGAAGCAGCTGCAGCTATTGCACTGAAGGTGATGTTTGACCGTGTGTTTAGTCATAAGCCACTTCAAGCTGTAATCACAAACATTACAGATGCAATAGGTACAGCCGTAGAAAACGAATGCATGATGCGTCACTACGAACGCAACGTGCCAGGTCTGCTCAAGGTCATCAAGGACAACTACTTCCACCGTTCAATTGGTACACATCAAAAGGTCAAGGTCATCACCACGTTGATGAACCGTTATGACGTTGATCATTGGAAACCTTGGGGAAGGGTTAACCGAGTCAAGCTCGGTGGATGGCTAGCTGATTGTATTTGTGAAGTCAGCGGTTACTTTGAAAAAACTGCAATTAGAAAGGGTCGTAAGACTTACTTAGAATTATCTCCAACACCTGCGTTTCTAGAACGTAAGGACGAGATCATGGCTCAAGCTGAGCTGTTTAGTCCACTTGCTTGGCCAATGCTGATTGAACCAAATGACTGGACAACAGACGGGAAGCATGGTGGTTACTTGCTGAACGAGGTCATGCGTGGTTATGACATGGTCCGTCGCGGCAATCCCTACCGTATACAGGGGGAAACACCTGTCGCCTTTTTGAACAAGATTCAAAAGGTTGCCTACACGTTGAATCCTTTCATTGTTGGTGTCGCTGAGACATTGATGGAAAGGGGAATTGAAGTAGGTAAGTTCATACCGATTGTTGAGATACCTCTTCCACCTAAGCCACCTGACATCGCTGACAATGCGGAAGCACGTCTTGATTACAGGCGACGAGCTGCAGAGGTATGCAACGTCAACGCACAAGCATTTAACAAGTCATGTCGTACACGCATGACAATGAATGCGGTTGAAAGATTCAAAGATAAAGACAAGTTCTTTATTCCTTGGTCATTTGATTACAGGGGTAGGGCTTACCCTATCCCTTCTTTCCTTACACCACAAGATACGGACTTTGGTAAGTCATTACTAAAGTTCTATGAACAGTCATTCATGACACCTGAAGCAGAGCAATGGCTTGCATTTCAGGTTGCTACAACCTACGGCTTGGACAAAGCTCCAATGACGGAACGGTTGTCATGGGTAGCTGAAAATGAAGATCTAATTACACGAATTGCAAAAGACCCAATTGGAAACCTGTCAGAGTGGGAAGGAGCCGACGAACCTTGGACTTTCCTTGCTGCCTGTGATGAATACTATCATTGTGTCATCAACTGTGACCGTAATTACACTAACTTGCCTATCGCTGTGGATGCTACCTGCAGTGGGCTACAAATTCTTGCCGGATTGGCAAGAGATGCCAGCACAGCAAAGTTAGTCAATGTACTTCCTAGTGATAGACCACAGGATGCATACAAGGTTATAGCTGAACAAGCTAAGCCACACGTACCAGAACATATCCGTCCGTACATGGACAGGAAGACAACAAAACGAACAGTGATGACTGTTCCTTACAACGCTAAACCTTTTTCTAATCGTGGCTACATCCGTGAAGCATTGAAAGAGAAAGGGTTAGATGTAGAAAAGGAAGATCTAACTGCTGTTGTCAAGGCTGTACGTGATGCGATGGATGTCATCGTGCCTGGTCCTATGCAGGTTATGAAATGGATAGAGCAAGAAGTGAGCAACGCTATTGACCGCGGGCTTCAAGAGTTAACTTGGGTCACACCTTCAGGCTTTGTTGTAAGACAAAAGCTAATGAAAAAGAATTTGAAAACAGTTGACTTGCAGTTACTTGGTCGTTGTCAGATCACAGTTGCTGAAGGTGATACCGACAAGGTTGACAAGAACCACCACAAGAATGCAACTGCACCCAATTTAATCCACTCTCTTGATGCGTCACTGCTGCATCTATCTGCAATTCGTTTTGATGCTCCTATTGCTCTGATACATGACTCTGTCTTGTGTAGAGCTACTGATATGTCTATTCTTTCTACGATTGTTAGAGAGACATACATGCATTTGTTTGCAGAGCACGACTACTTAACGGCTTGGGGTCATCAAATTGGCGCTGAGTCTGATCCACCGATCATTGACACACTCGAACCTGAGTCAGTGATTGAATCTACTTATTTTTTCTGTTAATGGCACGAACCACATTTGTCACACCCGAGCCTGTTGTCCTTGAGGGTTATCAGGCTGTACTGCAACCGTCCAAGTTTGGCTACTCATTGAAAGCCGTTGTTGATCAAGACATGATTAACAAGCTAGAGGACGACAGGACTGACACCCTTAAGTGGGCTGAATCAAAACTAAAGAATCCAAAACGTTCTGTTCTTAAACCCGAGCCGTGGGAAGAGGTAGCAGATGGAAAATACACGGTTAAGTTCAGCTGGAACGAAGACACGAAACCACCTATTGTTGACACTGAAGGCACAGCGATCACTGATGATCGCACACCAATCTATTCTGGAAGCAAAGTTAAACTTGCGTTCTACCAGAAGCCATACATCCTCAAAGATGGCGTTACTTATGGTACGTCTCTTAAGTTGGTTGGTGTCCAGGTTGTTACTTGTAATGGCCAGGCTGGTGTTGATACAGGTGACATGGCACCAGAGGACGTTGCGGAACTGTTCGGTAAGACGCAAGGTTTTAAAGCAAACGAACCGAACGTACAAGTAAATACAGAGGATGACTTCTAATGACACCCATCTACGAAACACATAACGAACGAGCTGAAAAGCTCAACGGACGTCTAGCAATGCTAGGTGTTATGGCTGCGCTCGGAGCGTATGCACTGACTGGACAAATTATCCCTGGAGTTTGGTAATGCGTTATTGCGCTGGCTGTAAAAGTAAAGCTGCCTGTAAAAAGGCAGGTAAATGTCTTAAAAAGTAAGAAACGTACGTTCATCCCAATGGGACGCATGTCGCCTGATCATGGAACGGGGGTCAGGTACTTCTTTGTTAATCATGCCTACAGTCGAACTTCGTCAACGGGTCCGTGAACAGCAAGCTGCTCGTCGTGAGCAGAGCCTGAAGTATCGCGGCGTTTCTTATATCAAAAAAACAATCAATGTAGATGGCATTCAGATCCGGGTTGGAGGAGAAGGTTGCTGATCTTCTCGTAGACCTAGGTGTCAAGTATGAGTACGAAAGCACCAAGATCCCATATGTAATCCATCATTCCTATACGCCAGACTTCGTTCTTCCAAACGGGGTCTGGTTGGAATGTAAAGGATATTGGGATGTAGCTGATCGTCGTAAGGTAAAAGCTGTTAAAGAACAGAATCCTGAGATTGATTTGCGTATGGTCTTTCAAGCTCCATATAACACTATTTCTAAAAAATCAAAGACAACGTACGCCAAGTACTGCGAAAAGCTTGGCATCCCCTGGTCCTCATTTACTAACATCCCACTTGAATGGCTAACTTAAACAAATACGGTACTACCGAATACTACGCAGAGCTGTTCAGCGATATTCTTGCTGATGTAGACGGTCAAGATAATCCAAATGCAGCTGACCGTATTGTCAATGGATTTTACTACGCATTAGAGGACTGGTTCAAATATCACAATGCACAAGCACGCACCTACTGCGATCTCAGACTCAGAGTTCGTGAGGCACTTGGCCTGTGAAAAGTGTGGTTCATCTGATGGCAACAGCTTGTACACAGATGGCCACACCTTTTGTTTTGTTTGTCACACCTGGAAAGGCGGAGACAACACTGTTCACAATCACACACCTACCACTTATGTACACCGAATGGATCCAAGAGGATTTCCAAGACGACTATCAAAGCGAGGAATTTCTGAAAGAGTATGTGCAGAGTATGGTATCCATGCCGATGGAGAACTCTTATGCTTCCATTATCGAGATGGTACTGGCAGACTTATTGGGATAAAAACAAAGACAAAAGATAAACAGTTTAGATATGAAGGGGAGACAGACGGCTGTTTCTTCGGCCAACACTTATTCCGTAAAGCAGGTAAACAAGTTGTTATTACGGAAGGTGAGCTTGATGCTGCTACGTGCAGGGAGGCACTACCCACATGGGAGATGGTCTCACTACCGTCAGGTGCGGCCGCGGCCAAAAAATCAATCCAAAAAAATTTGGAGTGGTTACAGAACTGGAAAGAGATCGTACTGTTCTTCGATAATGACGATGCAGGCCGTAAGGCAACGCAGGAAGCGGCAAGCGTACTACCACCTGGCAAGGTCAAGATCGCTGACCTCAAAGGCTATAAGGACGCTTCAGACGCCGCTCAGGACGGCAACCTGCAAGCGGTTAGAGAGGCTATTTGGAATGCTGAGTCATACCGACCTGACGGGATTGTCGATGGCAAGTCTTTACTTTCACTTGTAATAGAACCACAACAACCTTGCGCTTATGATTATCCATTCAACGGACTACAAGCAAAGCTTCACGGAATCCGATACGGAGAACTTGTCACAGTTACTGCGGGAAGCGGTATTGGCAAGTCATCATTCTGCCGGGACATTGCAACTCGTTTACTTCAAAAAGGAGCACGAGTTGGTTACTTGGCTTTGGAGGAATCAAATAGAAGGACTGCCATTGGATTGATGTCAGCAGCCTGTGGCAAAGCATTCCACTTAGGCACTCATACTCATGAAGAATTATCGGCTGCATTCGATCAAACGCTGGCTAATTGGAATCTCTTTCTGTTTGATGGCTTTGGGAGTTATGACCCTGATGTTATTTATAACAGGATTGAGTATCTGGCATCTGGCCTCGACTGCAAAATTATCTTCCTTGATCATCTTTCCATCCTGCTTAGTGGTTTGGATGGCGATGAAAGACGGATGATAGATACAACAATGACACGCTTACGTTCACTTGTAGAACGTACAGGAATTTCGTTGTTCCTTGTGTCTCATTTACGAAGACCACAAGGAGACAAAGGACATGAAGATGGAGCAACAGTATCACTTGGACAACTGCGAGGTAGTCATTCAATTGCACAAATATCTGACGCAGTTATTGGACTTGAAAGAAATCAGCAGAGCGGATCTGAACACGCTGATACAACTGTGCGAATCATCAAGAATCGCTATTCAGGGGAAACTGGCGTCGCGGGGACGCTGACATACGACAAAGAAACTTGCAGATTCAATGAGCAAAAACAATTCGACCCACAGTCAGATTTTTGAGACTCCACATCAACAGGCAATGTTGACACCACCTAATCCTCCAACAAAGGAGATGGTGGAAAAAGCAAAATTTATCGACAAAACCTACATTTGGAAACATGCTGGTGTTCGACTTGGAGACGAACGGTCTCCTCAATGATGTTACCTGCATTCACTGTTTGGTCATCTACGATTCTGAGGCTGACGAAACTTATGTCTACAACGACAAGGGTTCTGAAGAACCGATTGTTCGTGGCGTCCAACTACTAGAAGATGCTGAGGTTATATGTGGTCACAATGTGATCTCATATGACATACCAGTAATCGAAAAAATTTATCCTTGGTTCATACCTACTGCGATAGTTATTGACACGTTGCTGTTGTCACGTTTGTATCACGCAGACATGATGGCAGTTGACCAAAAGAGAAACATTCCACGTATGCCACCACAGTTATACGGCAGACATTCACTTGAGTCATATGGCTACAGGTTAGGTGAATACAAAGGGTGCTTTGGTAAGACCACAGATTGGAAAGAGTGGTCACAAGAAATGCAGGACTACTGCATACAAGATGTAAACGTTACTAAAAAACTATGCGAACACTTCCACCCTTACCTGAGTGGGTCGCACTAGAGCACAAGGTAGCAACCATACTTGCTAAACAAGAACAACATGGCTGGTATTTCGATG